TATCAATACATATATTGAAAATGATAATATTAAAAATATGGCAGATAGGGCTGTCTGGATAGGGAATGATGAAACACATTATGTTAGGAAATGGGAAGGAAATGATATAAACGATTTGTTAAAACTTATTGATATCACATGTTATTGGATAGTTTATACAGAAATGACTAAAGAATTAACAGATTCTATGAGCAAGTAATTTAGTTAAAAATTTATTTATTCAGCCATCAAATTAGAGAAGAATAATTTTTTATTTCAAACAAGGCACTTACAAATGTAGGTGCTTTTTATTATACAATCAATTAAACGAGGTGGAGGAGTGAAATGGCTAGAGAGTTCGCTAGAGCTTTTTATAACAGTGTAGCGTGGAAGAAATGCAAAGCATCATATATAAAATCAGTAAATGGTTTATGTGAGAGGTGTGAGAGTCCAGGATACATTGTGCATCATAAAAAAGGCTTAACGCCTAACAACATCAATGATCCTAACATAACACTTAATCATGATAACTTAGAGTATCTATGTTTGGATTGTCATAATGCAGAGCATGACTTCAATAGAGAAAAGAAAAGTGTTACTAAGAAAGGTTACAAGTTCAATGAGAAAGGAGAACTGATTTATAATGGATGAACTAATTCAATTAAGAGATACATTTAAATCTATAGTGACTACATTAGATCAAATGATAGAGCTAGGAGAGAAAGAGAACAAAGGAGAAACTGTTGATAAAGAAAAACAAGAAAGTCTTTTAGGAAAGTTGATGTTTCAAATGGTTAAGTTAGAGAATATGAAGACTGATCTATAGCCCCCCCATGAAAACTTGCAGGGAGTGGCTTTGGGAGACCGTATAGGGTACAACAATTTTCCTCCGAACGAAATTTTGAAAATAGGAGGGGGTATATTTTTGAGCATTTCCGAACAATTAGAAAGAGATAAAAAGATAAAGCAGGAGATAAATAAAATTAAAAAGATATTTAAGGATTTCCCAAAAGATAAAACTAAAGTTCTTGAAGGGTTAATTAATGAAGCTGCATTTATGAAAGTATCACTTGAAGATACGAGAACAGATCTTATTAAAAAAGGATTGACTGAATTATTTGAACAGGGAGAACAATCTTTTAACAGGGAAAGACCAGAGGTTAAAATTTATACGACTTTCATGCAACGATATTCAGGAGTAATGAAACAATTAATTGACTTGCTGCCAGTTGAAGTTAAAAAGCAAGAAGCAGATGCACTTATGGAATTTATTAAAAAAGGTAAATTAAAATAATGAATTACATAGAGGAATACTATAACAAAATTGCATCAGGTGAAATTGTTGCATGTAAAAGAATTAAGCAAGTGTATGAAATGCTGATTGATAAATTACATAATCCAGAAAAATATTATCCATGGGTATTTGATGAAGAGTTAGGAAATAGACCAATAGAATTTATTGAAACATTTTGCAAGCAAGCTCAAGGAGAGCTTGGTGGAGCTTTGAAGTTAGAATTATTTCAGAAAGCAAAACATCAAGCAGTTTTTGGATTCGTTCATAAAGATACTAGATTTAGACAATATCAAGAGGTACTTGATATTAGAGGTCGGAAGAACGGAAAAACTACAGAGCTTGCAGCGGATGAAACTTACATGCTGGTTGGTGATGGAGAAGGATCTCCGGAATGTTATATTATAGCCACTAAATTGGATCAATCCAAAAAGGGATTTAATGAATGCTATAAAATGATTCAGCAGTCACCAGATTTAAATAAACATCTTAAGAAAAGAAAATCAGATATATATTGTCCTTTTAATTATGGAAGCCTTCAAGCCTTAGCAAGTAATTCTAATGGTCTTGATGGCTTAAATGCGCATATGGTTACTATTGATGAATTAGCAGCCATAAAGAACAGAGACATATATGATCTAATGAAGCAATCAATGAGTAGTAGAAGGCAGCCACTTTTAGATTGCATAACTACTAATGGTTTTATTAGAGGTTCAATATTTGACTCACAATATGATTATGCATGTGGTGTGCTTGATGGAAAGATAAAGGATGATAGATTTATAGCATTTATTTATGAGCTTGATGATAAGGAAGAATGGGACAAAGAAGAAATGTGGATTAAAGCTAATCCAGGATTAGGTCCAATTAAAAAGGTTGAATTTTTAAGGGATTGTGTAAATAAAGCTAAATCAGATCCAGCCTTTAAAGCTACTGTAATGGTTAAAGATTTTAACATGAAGGAAAACTCAGCATCAGCATGGTTACGTTGGGATGAGCTTAACAATGAAGCTATTTTTAATCTTAAGGAAATGGGATTCAGATATGGAATTGGATGCTTTGACTTAGCAGAAACAACAGATTTAGCATCAGCTAAAGTTTTATGTATGAGACGAGATGATCCTAAGATTTATGTTATTCAAATGTACTTTGTACCAGAAGAAAAATTAAATCAAGAAGAAACTAATAAAGAGGATGATAATGTTCCATATAAGCTATGGGAGCAGCAAGGGTTAATAAGAGTTTGTCCAGGTAATAAAGTAAATAAATATGACATGCTTGAATGGTTTAAGGAATTAAGAGATCTTTATGATATTTATATACCTTGGATTGGTTATGATCCTTGGCATGTGGATGATAGTTTGCTTCAAGCATATGAAGATGAATTTGGAAAAGATGCAATGATTCCAGTTAGACAGGGGGCTTACACATTAAGCTTTCCAATGAAGGAATTAAAAGCAGATTTAATTGCAGATAGAATTATTTATAATAATAATCCAATAGATAAATGGTGTTTATCTAATATGGAAATTAAAACTGATATAAATAACAATATTCAGCCAATAAAAGGTACTGATAATAGAAAGCGTATTGATGGAGGTGTTTCGCTTATTATTGGATATGTAGTACTTTTGGATAAAATGAGTGAATATGAAAATATGGTTTAAAAGAGAGGTGAAAATATTTGGGTCTATTTCAAAATATCTTTGGGAATAAAAGATCTCCACAGCCTACTACTAGATTTGAAATGATTACTGATTCAGGAAATGGGTTTTATGCCTGGGATGGAAATTTATATAAAAGTGATTTGGTTAGAGCAGCAATAAGACCAAAGGCACAGGCCATAGGAAAACTGAATCCTAAACATATATTAGATTTTAATGGCAACTTTAAAATTAATCCGCAGCCATATATTAGATTTATTCTTGAAGAACCTAATCCATATATGACCATGCAAATGATGTTAGAAAAGGTAACAACTCAGTTGATGCTTAACCACAATGCTTTTATTTATATTAAGCGTGATGAACTTGGATATGCAACTGAATTGTATCCAATTCCAGCAACGTCTGTGGAATTAATAGAAGGGAAAGAAGGAGATCTGTTCTTAAGATATACATTTATGACAGGTAAGAGAATGACAGTCCCTTATTCAGATATAATTCATTTAAGAAGAGATTTTAATGAAAGTGACTTTTTTGGCGATACACCACAAGAGACATTAAAGAATCTTATGGAAGTAGTAAATACTACTGATCAAGGAATGGTAAAGGCTATAAAAAATTCTATGGTTATTAAGTGGATTATGAAATTTAAATCTACTTTAAGGCCAGAAGATAGAGATATAGAAGTAAGTAAATTTGTTGACACATTCTTAAGCATTAATAAAGGAAAAGGTGTAGCAGCAACAGATCCAAGATATGATTTAGAGCAAATAAAGAATGAAAGCTATGTACCTAATGCAGCTCAAATGGATAGAGCAGTATTGAGGATATATAGCTTTTTTAATACCAATGAAAATATAATTCAAAGCAAATATACAGAAGATGAATGGAATGCTTATTATGAAGCTGAAATAGAACCTTTATCAAAGCAGCTAAGTGGAGAGTTTACAAGGCGTATATTTAGTAAAAAAGAAAGAGGATTTGGCAATTATATAATCTTTGAAGCTAACAGTCTCCAATATGCATCCATGGCAACGAAGCTTAATTTAGTTCAAATGGTGGACAGGAGTGCAATGACTCCTAATGAATGGAGAGATGTTATGAATCTTGGACCAATTGAAGGTGGAGATAAACCTTTAAGAAGGTTAGATACAACAACAGTTGGTGATGACTTGGGAGGAGGTGAAGATGTAGATGAAGGAGAAGGAAGTAAGGCAACTGACGACGGAAAAGATAGAAATTAGATCAGTTTCAGAAGGGCAAAAAAAGACTATTGGAGGTTATGCAGTAAAGTATAATTCACCAACATTAATGAGAGATAGATGGGGAGATGAATTTCTTGAGGAAATAGCTTCAGGAGCTTTTGATAAATCACTTCAAAATAGAAATCAAAAAGCATTATGGAATCATGATACTTCAAAGCCACTCGGAAGTGTCTCAGTAGGGACACTAAGGTTTAATTCAGATATGAGTGGATTAAATTATGATATTGATTTGCCTAATAATACTTATGGAAATGATGCATATGAAAGTGTACAGCGTGGAGATGTTGATGGTTCATCCTTTGGATTTAGATGTAATGATGATGTATGGTCAAAGGTTCAATATGAAGGCAAAGAAATATATAAGAGAAGTATTGTGGAAGCAGATTTATTTGAAGTAAGTCCATGTACATTCCCTGCATATGACAGCAGTGATATGTGCTGTAGGAGCTTAGAAACATTTAAGGAAAGCTTAAATCAAAAAGAAAATCTAAGAAAAAAGTTAGTTATTGAAACTTTATTATAAAAGAAGGAAGTGTTTATAAATGAAAACATTAAAAGAAATAGCATCAAGAAAAGCAGAATTAAGAACAATGTTAGAAGATCCTAAAGCAGATTTAGTAGCAATAGAAAAGGAATTAAGAGAATTAAATGAAATGCAAAATCAAATTGAAACGAGGGAAAGATTAATTAAGGAGGCAGGAGAAATAAATGCAGGTAAAGCTGGAGAGAAGAGAGAAACTTTTATTCCAGGAGTTAAAAAGGAAGTGGTTGAAGAAAGAGAAGATAAATATTCCACTCTTGAATATAGAAAAGCATTTATGAATTATGCTAGAACAGGAGTTATATCGGAGGAATTAAGAGCAGATTCAACAACTATGACTACTGATATAGGAGCTGTTATTCCGACTACTATAATGAATGAGGTTGTTCAGAAGTTAAAATCTTATGGACAAATTTATAGTAGAATTAGAAAAACTGCATTTAAAGGTGGAGTTAAAATTCCTACTGCTAGTGTTAAGCCAAAAGCAACTTGGAAATCAGAGGGCACTTTATCAGAGAAGCAAAAGAAAGAAATAAAAACATACATTGAGTTTAGTTACTATAAGCTACAATGCAGAGTAGCCACAAGTTTAGAAGCTGATACAGTATCATTACCAGTATTTGAAGCAACTATAGCGTCAGATATGGCAGAAGCAATAGTTGTAGCAATAGAGATCTCAGTTATTAAGGGGGATGGAGTTGGAGAGCCTAAAGGAATATTGGAACATACAACAGAAATACCTGAAGCTCAACAAATAACAATTTCATCAACTGATATTGGTAAGTGGGATAAATGGAAAAAGAACATCTTTGCTAAAATCCCACTTGCATATGAAGGTAATGGAATTTGGATTATGACAAAAGCAACTTTTGAAGGATATATTGATGGAATGGTTGATAATAATGGACAACCTATAGCAAGAACTAACTACGGAATAACAGGATCACCAGTAAGAAGATTTGGAGGATATGATGTGTTATGTGTTGAAGCTGATTATTTGCCAAACTATGAAAATGCTGAAGCAGATGCTGTTTTCGCTTTATTCGTAGATTTAAATGAGTATATATTTAACTCTAATTTACAAATGACAATGAAAAGATACTTTGATGAAAATACAGATGAATGGATAGATAAGGCTAC